GCACAGCATACCGTTCCCGCGTCAACGACGCGAGGGTAGGGCTTGCGCCCTAGCCTATCACTTGGGTTACGGTGTTGATGGGTCTGCGGCATAGCCACAGACCGATGTCAACATGGATCCGTACCAAGTCCCACCACATGATGTAATGGGCATCCACTTCCGTTTTATGTAGGACACGGAAGGACGTCCCGACCTCTCTAGGTGGCTACTATCCTCAGATGGGGATAGTAGGCTCTTCAACAATGCCGCATGCTCCAGCGCCGCGTTAGCGGGGCTGGGGGAAATGAGCATATAAACACGTTGAAGTGAGCGATGCTGGGAGTCAGTCTTCTGGGTCACCCCAGAGAAGCAAACACTGACTCTTCCAACAACTCCAATTTCACGTTCGGTCACGACAGGATATAAACCCTTCGTGACACGCCGCATTCGCTGATCAAGGCGAGCTGCGGTCTTCCAGTAACCAGCAAGATATAACTGGTTCCTGAGAGAAACGGTAGATTGGACACTGTGAGGATCGCGAATATTCGTGCAGAGAAAGTCTCTCACCCGGACGGGTGTGACGTCTTCTCCAGCATAGAAGTCGCCTCCGCAAGACTCTCTAAAGAAACCTTCAGAGAAGCTTTTGGAGACATTGATCTTCCAGCCAAGCTGGAAGAACACCTCACGAATATCCATAAGGTAGGCATACGGAGCGATGATATCATCGCCGTACACCCTAACCCTACCTTCCAACTTACGCAGAAAGGAGTAGGTTAGACGAAAGAATCCATCATGCCTCCGGTGATACCTGACGGCTGCCATCACTACAGCAGACCAAAAGGTAAGTGCTTCAACCGGAAAGCAGACTGCGGACCCCATGGATGCAAACTTGAAAACCGGACGAGTAGTTCCATCCGGAAGTTTACATTCATCACTCCGTGTCGCCAATAGTGCCTCCCAAACGTCAGGAACGCCTGAGAACACACTTTCAGCCTGTCGGAGTGTCACTCGATCGGAAGCTTCAGAAAGATCTAGAGTTACCAGATCTCTCGTAATACTTCCTTCTCGAGCCATCTCGCGATTCAATGATTGTCGTGTGAATCCAATCATTGAAGTTTTTCGCTCGATGCACTCCACGATGTTCGTCATGATGCCTTGCTGCAAATATTGATTCGCAGTAGGTTCCATGACTATTACTCGTGGACTGGACATCGTCTTCGGAACCAGTCTAAGACTGGCTGCGATGACGGAGGTAGATACATCAAGGCCGTACTCCTCGGAAAACCGAGGAGACACCATTGCCCAATCCCACCATGGGAACCGGGCGTGGAGTTTATCCGGCCAGTACTGCAGAGAATACTTCTGGTTTCCCATAAGTCTATCTGCAGTAGCACCTGGGCCGTGCCTAGGCACGATGCGATCGTCTCGAATTTGACTGTTCGAGTCCGAAAGCAACCAGCCCACAGATACCCTACTTATCGAGCTAAGCTCAGTCAGTAAGGATTCATTCTGTGGATCGTGGTCCCATAAGGAGCATGCATCATCCGCTTCAATAAACCCTTGCACTGCAGCATTGTTACGCGCTGCCGAGCATTCAGCTTCGATCTTGCCCATAAAGGCACAGAGCTGTCTTATGGCTCTGATAGATTCGATGCAAGGATCATCAAAGATTCTCCCCCTCGAGTCGAAAACCTTCCGAAGGAAACCCCCTAGAAATAAGGGGAGCCCCCCTCTCACTTGGAAACCAAGTGAAAGGTCGGAGGAGTACTTGCCTCGGTCAAGAGCTTGATCAAAGCCCTTACCAAAAGCAGGCAGAGAGATACGCAGAAACGCGTCTCCCTCGTTTTCAACTCGACGTGACATTGTTTCAATGTCACGAACAGGGTCGATACCGCATAAAGTGCCTAGTTCTTGAGCTAGGTCACTCCAGAGTTGCGCTAGGCTATTAATAACTCCCCCTTCCAAGGGGTCGGTTATCCTAGACTATGCGCAGATCACGAAGGTCGAATCTCTTAGCTTTCGCCACCAACAAGCCGAAGCGCATTGGTGCTGGCCTTAAGCCAGTCTGCGATCGCGATGAGATGGTCCGCCTGTTCGGCTACAGAGTAGCCGGCCAGAGGAGCGTCGAGTACCACGTAACCACTAATTGAAACCGGAAGGTTTCGGTCAGTGGCGTATGGGTCATCGACTACCTTAGACGAGTCCAACCGCACACGGTGCTGACTACGACGGCCGGAAGAGTGTGAGACTGACAGTTCATAAGAACCATCAGACTCACGAAACTTACCGGCATCGATAGCCATACCAATACGCGGCAGACTCTGCGCCACAGTAGCAACCGTGACGCTTTGTGGATCTGCATACATAGTGAACTCTTTCTGAATTGACGGGTTATTCCCGACTTGATGGATACTCTCCGTAGAACAGTCCAGTATTTCCGGACTGGGTGACGAAAAGTTAGTAATGTCACCCCGGGGATTTAGATATCCCAAGGGCCGCTAGAATGGAAAGCTGACGTGGTGTAAATTCACCAGCAGAAGCGAATCCGAAGTACGGTGCACTCGGAAAACGTGTTTTCACTTCGAAAAGTGTCTCCACGCTCCCGGACCCCACTTGATTATAGGGGTTATTGTAACTCGCACCTTTGAACTCCACAAGAGTGGCGTTCTTCCAGTGGTTCATTACAAAAGCGTTCCGCAAAACCTGACCGTCGTCGATGAGGTTCGAAGCAATCTCTAAAGATTGCCCAAAACCTGTACACCAATCGACGGCCCAGCTCCAGGGGGCTAAGTCCCATACCATTTTCGGTGTGGGCTTTGCGACGTTCAGAAAGCGAGCAGCCATGCTGCTCATATTCTTCTGATTAGCCGCTATAGCCTCTGGATATCCAGGGAAGAATGAAGTCCAAGTTCCTTCGAACCAGGTCTTCTTCTCTACTACTTTCGTAGTCGTCACAGCAAGTTGGGCGTACGCGAACGTAATCCCGTCGTACCGTAATGCCGGATATCCAATCTCTGTAAAAGAGACTGAAGCTAGTTCAGGTCGAAATTTGATGCCCACGTGCGTGTCGCCGCCAGATTGACCGGCAGCGCGCTTTATGGCGTTATCGCCATGCACGACATCCTTAAGGAAACCTTGGATATCTGCCAATAAAGGCAGCCATCCAAACTGAACGAGTAGATGGTGATTTGCAAGATTCTTGAAGAACCTTGTTTTCTCCTTCCACACGGACAATTCCTCAGGTAGGGGCGCCTGGTCGAGAACCAACTCACCAGCGGTGGTGAGTAGATTCACTGCCGGACGCCCGGGCCTCGTGGCATTCATAGCAAAGGCTCCCTTCGACCGAATCTCCGACTCTTCAGTTGGAGATCCAGGAAGAAATCCGCCGCCGTTCCAGTTTGGGGCTATATATGTATAACCCAGCCCTGAACCGGCGTCGATACCCAACGCAGGTGCCGGTGTAAACCGGTCAACGCTCCGAGTCATGAGAAATGCTCCATTACGGATCCATTTCACATTCTCAGTGCCACCTCCACGGGTATAACCCATGCTAGTAGTGCCGGGAATATATCGAGTTTTATCATTAGACATATTCCAATTTCCTCACGGTAATCGATCCGGGGCCTCCTATTTGGAG